GAAACCATGGCTACAAAACCACTATGGAATCAGGGTATATAATCCCAATATTCACAGACGAAGCACTTCCGGGAGATACATATCAAGTAAATCTCACATCTGTCATACGAATCTTGTCACCTCTAAAAGTCCCTATCATGGACAACATCTTCATTGATTACCATTTTTTTGCCGTCCCTAATCGACTCCTATGGGACAATTGGGAAAAATTCATGGGCCAACAGGACAATCCAGACGATTCCGTCGATTACCTTGTCCCACAAATCGAATCTCCCGCAGTAACTGGATGGCCAAATCAATCTCTCGAAGACTACTTCGGTATACCGACTCAAGTTCCAGAATTATCAGTCAATGCCCTGCATCATCGAGCTTACAACCTCATCTACAATGAATGGTTCCGCGACGAGAACCTACAAGACTCGGTAACGATCAACAAAGACGATGGTCCTGACCCTGTAGCTGATTACACACTACTACGACGTGGAAAACGTCACGACTATTTTACCTCTTGCTTACCTTGGCCACAAAAAGGCGATTCCATAGACCTACCTCTCGGAGATCGCGCTGACGTAAAAGGCATCGGAAAAATTAATCCTCTCTTCCTTACATTAGATGAGGATGTAATTGAAACCGGAACCGGACAAACAACAATCACATATCCCTACTCGGCTAATTTCACTGATGCCTCATTCTTTGGCGAAGGTACCGATCCAAACACAGGAGATCTCAATATTTATGCAGATCTAGCTAATGCCACTGCCGCATCCATAAACTCACTACGCGAGGCATTTCAGCTACAGAAAATGCTCGAACGTGATGCTCGTGGCGGAACACGCTATACAGAGATCGTTAGATCTCACTTCAACGTCGTCTCTCCTGACTCACGACTCCAACGGCCAGAATATCTGGGAGGCGGATCAGGACAAATTCAAGTAGCTACAGTAGCACAAACAACAGCTACCGATATCGTTCCAGATATCACTGCACAGGGAAACCTCGCAGCCACCGGATACGGTGTTAATTCCGGAATCGGATTTTCGAAAAGTTTCGTCGAACATTCAGTGATCATCGGTGTCGCCTCAGTCAGATGCGACCTCACTTATCAGACTGCTCTAAACAAAATGTGGTCACGTCAAACGAAGTATGATTATTACTGGCCAGCATTGGCCCACCTCGGCGAACAAGCCGTTCTCAACAAGGAAATCTACGCACAAGCAACTGCGGTCGACGACGAAGTATTCGGATATCAAGAACGGTGGGCGGAATACCGCTATAAACCATCTTTAATCACCGGAAAATTACGTTCAAACGATGCTCAATCACTCGATGTGTGGCATCTATCACAAGAATTTGAAACGCTCCCTGCACTAAATACGGATTTCATACAGGAAAATCCTCCAATCGCTCGAATAATTGCGGTTCAGGACGAACCAGAATTCGTCTTCGACGGCTATTTCAGCGTCGAAACAACACGACCGATGCCTATGTATAGCGTCCCTGGTCTAATCGACCATTTCTAGGAGATAAACAATGGCAACACCATGGGGAGCAATAATCGGTGCAGCAAACAATGCTATCATGTTCGAGCGTCAAATTGAACGCGATCGAGCAGAAGCAGTAAAAGCACGTGACTGGCAAGCACGATTTTCGGCAACCGCTCACCAACGCGAAGTAGCTGACCTGCGAAAAGCAGGCCTTAACCCAATACTATCAGCCGGCGGTGCAGGAGCACCATCCGGCCAGGGTGCTAAAGCATCCACTCCATCAGCACCATCTACTCCTGATTTCAGCAGTGCAATGTTAGCAGCTCAACAATACAAAAAAAATCAAGTGGAGCTGAAATATCTAAAAAATGCTGAAAAAGTCTATGACTCAGACCCAGCTGCAAGAGCAGCAGTCGATGGAGCAAACCTAGCCGGATCAGCCGGTCTAAACCCCAATGTCGGAGCCGGTTACGAAACCGTGAGCTCCGCACCATCATGGATAGCAGATAAAACTAAAAATCTTCCAAAGCACGAAGGGACAATCGACAGAAAACAAGGTCCACTTATAAGAATGTCAAACCCCGTCCGCGTACCAAAACCTGGAGCTAGAAAACAATGAGAATGAGAAAACGAATAAACCGTAAAAAATCAAAAAAACTATTCAAAAAAACAGCAATGAGAGTAAACTCCCGAAACTCTCGCAAGTCTCCTATGCGTGGCGGATATCGTATATGATTCAGCCGCGTAGCGTTCCAATGATGGGGGGCGTTTCGACGCCCCCCATGATCCCTACCCCTTGAACAGCAACGATCGGAGACAATATGTCCTGTACCAGACCATTACAAGCGTATCGATCGGTACTGCATACCACTGAAAATAAAAAATCAAGAATATTTTTTAAATTGATAGATTCAAACAATCACGCCTACGAAGAAATAGAACTCCCCTGCGGTCAATGCTTAGCATGTCGCATATCAAAATCAAGAGAATGGGCACTAAGAATAATCCACGAATCATGTATCTGGGAACATAACAGTTTCATTACATTAACTTATAATCCAGAGAATATAGATCTATCAAATCGTAAATGCCATAACTGTGATTTATACAAACGAAATGGCCAACGATGCCCTACAGGATCACTATGCAAAAAAGATTATCAAGATTTTATGAAACGCCTCAGAAAAAAATTCGATGGAAAACAAAAAGACAAAAACAATAAAGAACCTATTCGCTACTTCCACTGCGGAGAATACGGAGAACAATTAAAACGACCCCATCACCATGCAATATTATTCAACTTCGACTTCGACGATAAAGTACTGTTTAAAAACTCAACAGATAAAACGTGCAAATTATATATATCAGAATCATTAACAAAACTATGGCCACATGGATTTTCAACTATCGGAGAGGTCACTTGGCAATCAGCCGCATATGTAGCTCGCTACTGCACAAAAAAAGTGACTGGCGATGTAGCCGCAGTACACTACCTGGCCGGTCATCCAGACACTGAAACCGGCGAATGCTACTATCTCGAACCAGAATATCTAACAATGTCAAACCGTCCCGGAATCGGGTATGAATGGTTTGAAAAATACGGCATAAAACAATATGAAAAAGATTTCATTACCCACAATAATTTAAAATTTGCTATACCGACATATTACGATAAACTCTATCAAAGAACGCAGAACGATATGTCAATAATTAAAGAAAAAAGGAGACAACGAGCATGTCGACACAATCCCGAGACCCTCCGAGAACATATCAAAAGAAATCAAGCTAAAGAAGTCATACTTAACCAAAGATTTGAAAAGCTAATGCGGAGCATTGAAAAAAATGATACTACGAATGTATAGTGTGTACGATGTCAAATCTGAAATATTTCATCCACCTGTTTTTTGCCACAACACTGGTCATGCAATGCGGATGTTCAAGACACAATTTAGTAAATCTGGATCTGTCATGTACGACTACCCGCAGGACTTCGACATATATGAATGCGGTACATACAACGACGCTACGTGTAAAATTGAACCCAATGCGAATCCAGTTCATGTCTGTCAGGTCTCAGACCTCGTCGATAAACCATCAACAGAAATCTGAACCTAATCAACCAAAAATCTCAAAATTATCGGAGAATAACATGTGCGTCATTTCACGTGGAACATCAGTCAAATTCAATACCGGTAAAAAATCTAACGTCGAGCAACAACATGCAAACGACCAAAATATCAATACAATAATGCGCAAAATGCGCACACAGGGTATATTACCCAGCTTAAAGGAAGGCGGTCAATACGGCAATTTCACAAATGCCCAGGATTTCCAAATAGCCCAAAATAAAATAATTGAGGCAAAAAACGATTTCAATCGATTACCCGCAGAATTACGCAAACAATTCGACAATGAGCCATATAATCTACTCATTTACTTAGAGGATCCTGAGAACCGCGAGGAAGCCATTCAGAATGGCCTATTACCTCCGGACCCTATAAAAGAACCCCCAAAAAAAATAACGGCTCAGAAAGCCGTAGAGACCCCTGAGGAACAACCCGAACCCAAAAAAGCAAGCGTTGTCTCCGCTTAGCTCGTGAGGCGTCACCAATTGGACAGTAGATCTACTTGATATCTACTGTCCAGGTGACACCCCACCCAATCGAAAGGCAGATAACATGCAAAAGTCTCCACGTAACAAATCAGTCATGTCTCATCAATTTAGCCAAGTACCATCAGCCGATATCCAGCGGTCAAAATTTAATCGAAACCATGGCTACAAAACCACTATGGAATCAGGGTATATAATCCCAATATTCACAGACGAAGCACTTCCGGGAGATACATATCAAGTAAATCTCACAT